AAATCTTAAAACCACGCTTTACTCAATGTAAGTAACCCTTTTCAGCAAAAAATTTAATGTAGTAAATTAGAAAAACCAGTTGTTGCAAAAATTGCAACAACCACTCTTCAAGGAAAATAAAAAATCCAACAAAAAAGAAACCGCTCAACCCGAAGCGGTTTCTTTTTTATACCTTATATCTTTTTCCTTATTTCCTTACTTATTCTTTCCCCATGATTTCTTTGGCGATGACGTAGCCTTCGGTGTAGTTATGGCCGAGGTTGAGGCCGAAGATGTCGAGCGGGTAGTCGATGCTGCCGTAGAAGTTGCCGGCGAGGTTGCCTGCGGCGTAGAGGCCCGGGATCGGGTTGTCGTCTTTATCCAGGCACTGCATCTTTTCGTTGATGACGACGCCGGAGCAGCCTACGGTGAAGCGGATGTGGCGGTGTACGCCGTAGAACGGTCCGACTTCGACGGGGCAGAGTTTCTCTGCCGGGACGCCCATTTCTGTATCTTTTCCTGCTTTGGCCATTTCGTTGTAGTGTTTGACAGTTTCAAGGAAAGCAGGGATGTCTTTGATGCGGAGCTTTTTGGCGAGTTCTTCGAGGGTGTCTGCTTTGTAGGTGTCGATGAGGTCTTTCATGACGCCTTTGTGTTCGGAGTCTTCTTCCGGCATCCAGTTCTTGAGGGATTCGGGATCGTCGACGGTCGTGCCGATTTTCTTGGCCTGGTCTACGTAGCGGGAGTCGAAGATCTGGCAGTAGTGGCCGCTGTCTTCGGCGAAGGTGAGGTAGCAGTTCATGAGTTCCATGCCGACGGTTTCATCGCAGAAGCGTCTGCCGTTCAGTTTCACGCGCAGGTACGGGGCGCTCATAAGGGAGGTCGGGCCGGAATCCATGTCGTGGGCCATCTTGGTGTGGCCGACGTTTTCCATGCGGCCGCCTGCCCAGACGATCATCTTGTGGCCGTCGCCGCTTCTGCCTGTTCTCTTCAGGGCGAAGTTCGTCATATCCGGGAGGTAGTAGTCCATCATGGACTTATCATTCGCATAGTCGCCTGTGGCAACGACGACGCCTTTCCTGGCTTTGAAGAGGATGTGTTTTCCTTCATGCTCGCCGATGACGCCTGTCACTCTGCCGTCTGCGCCCTGATCGAGCATGACAGCCGGGGTTTCGTAGAAAATGTCGACGCCCTTCTTCTCAGCCAGTTTGCACATGGCCTTCATGGCAGCGCCGGTGTCGTATGGTTTCGGCCCGAAGACGCAGGTCGTGAATTCGATATGCCAGCCGGTTCTCTTCAGGAGTCCTGCATGGGCATTCGTTCCCATATCGACGACCTGGGCGCCTGCTTCCTTGCCCTTTTCAATCGTCCAGAGAACGGCCTCGCCGGATTTCTTGGCCCACATATCGAGAAGCTCCCTCTTGGCCCTGTGGCCGGAAGCAGCTTCGAGCATGGAAACGCACTTTTCCACGTCGACAGGATCGCTCTTGTCCGTCAGGATGCCTGCGCCGAAGTTTCCGCACGCAGCCGCTTCCTTTTCCTTCTGGAGAATGGCGACCTTCGCGCCCAGCTCCGCTGCCTTCAAAGCACACGGAACGCCCGGAGAACCTGCGCCGATGACGACGATGTCGTACTCCTTCGTATCCGCAATATCCGTAATCGGATCCGGCTTTTTGAAAAATGATGGAATCTCTTTCATAAGTCTGACCTCCCCTTTCTATAAAAAATGGAATAGTACTATATGGCATTATCTTTTTATATCTATTATAGTCTTTATAGAAAGGTCAATCCATGGACATAAGATAGAAATTATCCTATTTCTTGCTTTTCAGCATACATGTTTTTTATGGAATGCAGGAAAAAGAAAAATCCTTTTTTGCGCACGAAAAAAGACAGCGGAATCCGCTGTCTTCATTGCTGGTGAACCGTAAGCGCCCACATCAGAACATATTTGTATATCCGGATTATGTTTCTGTGTTTGTCAGTAGAGCAGTATAGAAAAAGCGTGGATCAGAGTAGATGTACCCTGGTCCACGCTTTTATTATGCTTTCTCTTCAGTGCTAGATTCCGATTCTGTTGGAATAGTTTTGTAGATATGGCTCTTTTTATTTAGCAATGGCGGCAGTGGCACAGATGGCGGAAAGGGAAATCCACAGGTTTCTCTGCCTGGTCTTAATTCATATTATTACCATTCTTTAAGAGTGTACATTACCGTTGCCCCTTTAAAACCTTCTGCGTTAAAATGGGCAATACCTTCCCAGCGGCCTGCTTGATATCCAGCACTTAAATAGGCGTGGTTGTCTATATAGGTCATGCCGGTTTTTATTTTATGAGCTTTACGAAGGGTTATCTTATATACATCCACCTTTTGACGGGCCGTATCAGCTGTCACAATGGTTCGGTCTGTCTTTTTCGTAGCCGCAGCAGGAAGGTTCGGTGACTGTCTTTTTATTGCTGTCGCTGTTTCAGCGGCGGCCTTCTCCACCGTCGGTGCTTGTACATAATAAGTTACGGCCGGGGGAGTATCGGCAGAACGTTCAATCTCACGGGTTATAATCCGACTTTCCACCGGTGTAACATAGACCTTTTTTTCCACCGTTTCCGGGGTGGTCGCTTCCTGCTGTGTCATTACCACGGGTTTGGATTTACGGTTATTGTCGTAGATAACAGCACCGGCAATGGCCGTAATAACAGCCACAGCAATGACGGCGATGGCGATTATCCTTACAAGCTCATTCCTATTTTCATTCATTTTCCCACTCCTGCTGATAGAATAAAGCCTTCCCCCTCACATAGTCACCGCCGGAACCCCAGTCGGTAGAGCCCGGAAGGGTCCATAAATCCCATCGTTCACAGGTGGTATTAGGTCCATATCCGTCAAGTTCAGCGGTCTCGGCGTGGGTCATCATGTAGGTAGGGTCGATGGGTATGCCTGTATGATTAGAGATGACAGCCAGCACCTGCGCCAGTGCCTCAATCTGTTCGTCCGTCGGCGGCTCGCTTCCAAAATCGCAATGACCATCCTTATAAATAGAGGCGTCAAAACATCCATCAAGGGTAACAGCGATGGAACCGCTATTTCGGTGCCATGTGGCCGCCGGGGTGTCCCACAGCGGCCGGGTAAGATACACACTTCCGTCGCTATCGATATTGATATGATAACCGCCCGAGTGTTGTCCATAATGCCCGGCGGTCCAATGGATATAAACATGGTCCGCATTTACGGCCGGGTCATCAAGTTTTTCGCCGAGTTCTTCCAGTGTGATTTCTTCATCCATTTTCTCTATCCTTTCCTGTCGGTGGCTGTTTCTCTTTAAGGGGCGCAGGGGCGTTTTCAATTCCGGCTTTTCTTTTCACTACGTTCGCAAGCCCTGCAAGGAAAGAAACACCGGCATCATTAAGATTCTCAATAATTGAAAGCAGCTCTGAAGCGGCCAAATACGAAATGCAAAGTTCCATAAACACCGCCGGATGGTGTACGGCAGAAACCATAATGTCTGCAATGCCGCTGACAATGGTCACAAGCACATATACCCCCATTTTCAGAAGAAATTGATTTTTCATCTGTCGGGATGAAATCACACCGGCACGATGGGCTGCGGGCATGGCATGAATTGTGTCAATAACTGTAGGCTCATTGCTTTCAGTCTTAATAAACTCATATGCTAATGCCAGCCACTTCGTCATCAGGTCTATCACGATGAGCACCGCAAAAAGAGTAATTAGTTCAAGATGAAATTGCACAAGCGCAATAATCCCGCCCACGGCAATTTTAAGCGGCCAGCCGTCAATTAAACGGCTGGCCGCTTTCTGCGTATATACAAGCAAGGTGTTAATATCCATCAAGCCTTATCCTCACTCTTCTCTTTCTTCTCATCGGCTGCTTTGGCTTCTGCCATGGCATCCAAAATTGCATTATGCGGGCAGTCATCCCACGGGCAGCGTCCGTCATCGCTTAAAAGGTTACCGCAATATTCGCAAAATTCCATGATTTATCCCTCCTTAAGCATTCTTAATTTCCGCAGTCATGCTTGCAAGCGTGGTCTTATACTGGCTGTCAATCTTTGAAGTGTCGGCCCCCAGCATGGCGGCTTTTACTCTGGCTTCTACCAGACTGTCCAATGTAGGCTGATACTTTGCTTTAATAGTGGCAATAGCCGCCTGCTTCTTTTCGGCTTCGGTCGGCACATAGTCCGGCTTCGGCACGAATGTGTCGCCGCTCAAGATGTACTCTTTACTGGCAGTGTTATTCCCCAGCAGATTCATGTAGTCGGCAGTGGTTACGGCTTTTACCGTCACAATGTCGGCATTGTCGGCTTTCATTTTTTCGGCTTCGGCTTCGAGCTTATCTGGGTGCTTAATGGGGTCGAACATACAGATTTTCCCTGCGGCCCGGCTTCCGTCCGCTTTAAAACCGACGATGTAATAATCAACATTTGTTGCGTTCATAAGTTATCTCCTTAACAATAAAAATGAGGTGATTTTAAAATGCGTAAACCAAATGGATATGGTTCAATCAAAAAACTTTCAGGAAATCGGCGGAGGCCATTTGTATTTGTTATCAGCGTGGAGGGGAAGCAAAAGCCTGTCCAGTACTTTACCACGCAAGTAGAGGCTGAAATCTTTCAAGCGGACTACAATAAACTTCATTTTCATCGCTCCCTTCCGGCGCATCAAATAACTCTTGCTGAGTTGTACCACAGATGGCTTCCTGCCCATACGGCAAATACGAATCCATCACAGTCCACACTTGACAGCTACACCAATTCATTCAAACACTTGGTTCCTCTTCACTATGAGCCAATATAGAACTTGAAATATGCAGACTACCAGAAAATTCTTGATTCAATGCGAAAGAGCGGGCTGTCTTACAGTTCATGTAAAAAAGTCCGCTCTTTGATTTCGCTACTTGAAAAATATGCCGTGAAAATTGAGTTGATAAATAAATGCTACGCTCCCCTGCTATCGATAGGAAAAAATAAGGCTGTACGCCCGCACCACCCATTTTCAAGGCAGAAAATTAATCTACTCTGGGTCCACTGCGATGAGCCCGGTGTTGATACGGTGCTCATTCTGCTTTACACCGGCATGCGTGTCGGTGAGATGCTGGCACTCCAAAAGACTGATGTGAACATCAGGCAGGGATACATCCGGATTACAAAAAGCAAGACCGCCTCCGGCATCCGCACCATCCCCATCCATCACAGGATTTTCCCTCTTATTGTACGCCGTATGAAATCCTCCGGTTCAAGCTTGATAGCGGATTCCGAAGGGAAACAATACGATTACAGCTGCTATTGCATCATCTGGCGTGAGGTTATGCACTCTATCAATGCTGATGGTCATACTACTCACGACTGCCGCCACACGGTAGCAACCCTGCTTGACAATGCTGGAGCGAACGAAACAGCGAAAAGGCGTATCTTAGGCCATGCTGGCGGCGACATCACAGAGCGCGTCTACACGCATAAAGGACTGCGCCAGCTCCGTAAATGCATCGAATTACTCAAATAATTGTTACTAATGCGATACTATACGAGCCGCATACAGACGCATAAAACCCGTCCGCTGTGCGACTCTAACATTGTTACTATTGATACTCTAAAAATCGGCATATCTGCATCTATAGATAGTTTTACTTGATACGGATCGCCGAGAATGCGGCTGTTTTGGTATTTCTCATTTATCTAAAACATATTGATAATCATGGATTTTGCATCCGTTTTAAATGCTCGTCTACACTCTTTATACAGTGGGGAATAGTGTACTGGAAAAGCTCTGTTATAGAAACCAAATTTACATTCCCGATTAAATTCTCAGAAAGAATGATAAGTGCAGCTGCTGCAGATACAGGAGGAGCCACTCAAGGCTTTGGGGTTCACCCTATTGACACACAGAGTGCCGATATCTATCGGTCTGGTAAAGGGTACGATGGGAGCTGCAGACTAGTATTGATTGGGAAATAGACAGTGGGGAAAATCTAATACTGGCAGTTCTAACAAAACGATTTTGCTAAACGTAGAAATGAGCAATAGCAATTACTCTGTACTTACACAGAATATCGGAAACCTCAATAGTACTGGAGACTGGCAAGTAAGTAATGTTTCGGCTTCATCTTTTAAGATTTATAACAATTTTCCTGGGGACGGGATAACTTGGTATTGGTTCGTTATCGGCAAGTAGACAGTGGGGAATATTTGGATATGTAAATGATGGAGACTATATAACAATGCCTCTATCAGCCACTCCTCTCCAAGTTGTCGTCAATGATATGGCCGACAATAACAACCCGCTGTGCATTAGCACTTTGGATTATGGTAACGGGAAATTCAAAGTAAGAGGGGTCAGAATTGATTCGGAGGTATCCCAACTTTGGGGGCATTGGATTGCTGTATGTAAGTAGTCTTTTACTTGCCAACAGCTAACCATTGTGCGTCTTGGAATGCATCCGAATTGTCATCAACATCAAGAGTAAACCCGGTTAGAGAATTATCTTCTTTTGCCTTGACATTCATATACTGATCCCCTGAATGAGCAAGCAGAACAATCCTGCTTGATGTATACGAAACGGGGAATGCAATCCATCCGTGCAATGATTTTCCCCACTGTATAATTAGCCCCCCAAACAGACTGCCGAAACAAACATATCCGTTGGTGTTGATGAGATATTTAACGCCGCTCGCATCCAGCAGCATCTTGATAAGCTTCCCCAGCACGGAATCAGTAGTAATAGCATCTACCACGGTCCCGAGGGTTTTGCTGGCAAGGCTTGCCATGATTCCGGAATGCCAGTCAGTAATCTGGGCGGATTCTGTTTCTGGGTGCAGTGTGTCGTAGCTATTTGTGGTCTTGTTCCAATGGTGCATAATTGATTTTAAGATACTCATGATGTTTACTCCTTTATTTCCATCCAAATACTATTTTGGTCTGTAGGTTCTGTGCTGCCGACAATGAGATTCTCAACGGGCACTTCTATCCAAGTCTCCGTCCCATCGGATGGCTCAATAGAAACAGAAATATTCGAATCCGTCGGACCTCTGAGGTATGGCAGGCTGTTCCATGCCGTTGTTCCGTCTCCTGCCTTCATTCGGTGTGTATCTGATTCAATACCCAGTTCTCCTTCCAGCAGAACAGGGTTCTTGCTTGACCAGTTAGCGGCTGTATCAATACGGCTCTGTACTTTTCCGGTTATTGTCTTTGTGGCCATAATGACCACCGCCTATGCATTGCCGCAGTTGATGACCACGGTGTCCGTAGTTTTCACGATAGAGGCCCCATCCTTGAGGTCTGTTGAACTCTTCGCTGCAAAGGCAGTATCAAATCTGGACTGTGTCCAGTAGAGTCCACTTCCTTCTTTGATGTCTGCTGTAGTCAGCGTAACGATCCCGGTCTTCCCGTTTACACTGGTAACTGCATCTGCAGGATGTGTCAGCATCTGCCAGTTGGTGGTCTGTGTAGGGTCGTCCTTGGTCAAAATGTAGGAGCCTTTGTCATCGCCGCTGGTAATTACGCACACATCTCCCGTCTGGGCAGTAAGTTTAATCATGTCCGCCTTACTGGTAGCAGTGAATGTATTAGTAATTGCCAAAGCTGGAAGGACTGCGGTGTCAAGTTTTCCATCACTGCCCAGAATCGGTACATTTCCGGATGCAGTGCCTGTATTCTTTGTAGCTGCACTCCCCAATCCTGAAATATTCCCTACGCTGATGCCGCTTGGTAAATCGGATGCGGAAATATTTGCAACGCCGGTCACGATACCTTTGGTATTGACTGTTACCTTTGTATAAGTGCCTGCCGTGAATGCCTGCCCGGCAAGGGCCGTGGTAATTGCTAAACCAGCTGAACCGTCAAAGCTGCCGGAACCGGTTACATCTCCGGAAAGGCTGATTGTCCTTTTAGTTGACAGTTTATCCGCACTGGCTACATTGCTCACGGATGCCGTACCTGTTGTACTGTCCACAGTAACTTTCCCGGTACCGCTTGAAGATTTCATCCCCCCTAAAACGTCACTTGTAGCGACTGGCAGTGCATACACCACAATATCCGCCCCATTGACCATAAGGCTCCCATTGGAAGTGCTTTTACTAATAGCAGCTCCGGACCATGGCAGTCCAGACCAGAGGTTAGTTCCATCTCCGACTTTAATGCGCCCGGTGTCTGTCTCTACGCCCGGTTCCCCGACGGCCAGGATGCGAGTACTTGCGGCCCATTGCGTGGCACTGCCGGTTCTGAGCTGTAAAATTACATTCTTCAACGTTTGTGTTGCCATTATGCTTCTCCTCCGTTAATAATCCTGATATCATGCCAGTCGCTGGCGATGGGTGTATATGTTAAATTTCCTTCATCCCATACATAAGTGATATTATCTTCCATATCCACATACAGACACTCTTTATCACCCAATGACGGGAAATCTGCCTTTTTTGCGAATTTCTTAATTACATGAGCCGAACCCTGTCCATTAAAATCTCCTCCCGGCTTTACTTCTGTGATTCCTGTTTTGATGTGTAATGCATGAACAGATAAAGCATGGACAGTTACTTTTGCGTGGATGGTTTCTCCCATATTCTTACCCCACATCCGGTTCTATGATGAATGGATAGGGCCCGTAGGTCATCACATTCTTACCTGCCGTGATTTCAATGTCGTAAAGATACTCGCCTGCCTTTAAATCCTTCGTGAGCTCATGGCTGATAAAGAGCTCCCCCGCTTCCAATGGAACCGATGCAAGGAGTGGATAAGTAAGCAGACTATTCTTTCTCAGATGAAATACGGCTGCATAGTCTTTGACTGCTTCCCCGTCAATTTCTATCTGGAAATCGAAATTAAGAGTACCGGTATCACCCCTGGTGAGCTGTATGGCACAAGTCTTTTCATGAAATAGGAACATGGTATCACTCCAGTACTTCTACCCAAAGGCCCCTGTCAGACATAGATGCAGGCTTATCTGCTGTGGCACTTACCTGGAGCAGGTTCTTATGGGCAGCTTCCGAAGTGTTATGCTCTGCAATCAGGCTTTCTACATCTGACTTATGCACATAGACGATAGATCCATCGACTTGTACATTGATGCTTGCGGATGAGCTTACTACTATGCTGACAACAAGCCTGTTTTCATCAGTAGGAGTGTCTTTAGAAGGAATGTAATCATAGTTATTTCCGGCATTTGAGTAAGCATAGAGCTGTTCTTCTCCGCTATCAAGCTTCGCAAAGATTCCAATTTCTCGGCTGACAAATCCTTCTTCCAGACTGGTATTGCTTGCATCGAAAGTAAGCACCAGCTTTTCTTTATTGGAATCGTCATACTTCGTAATTGGAAGAGTCATCTTTGCAGATTTCAGATCAGTGAATTTGGTAATGTCATCTGAATCTGCAAGAACTCCGTTTCCCAGCTTGCCGGATGTGAAAGTTAATGTATGACCGTTCTGAGCCTGGACAAGCATCTGGGTTCCTGCTTCGGTAAATGTTAAAGATTGAAATTTAGCCATGGCTTATTGCGCCCCCGAAATCGATAAATATTTATAGTTATGAATGACTGCGCCGGCATTATGCAGCGTTGAATCGTCGATAGTAAGTTCATATTCAGTAGACATATCAATGACGTTTTCTATGGCACACTGTACTGTGCCGGCTGCATAAACCTCAAGCGATCCATTAGTAATGGTTACAAGTTTATAGCCGATGTGGGCTGGAATGTAGGTGCTGATTGATTTCCTTAGGTTCTCATAATCAAGTACCTGGCCGCCGTGATACAGCACTTCTATCCGGTATTCCGAAGGATAGCTGATAATATATCCTGCCTTGTCGGCGATGTACCTGTTTATTAGATTAGTAAGGAATGTTTCCGTTACGCTTTCCGGATTCTGAAGCTTAGCAATAACAGCATCCCGACGGCTTTCAAGGCTTTTCGTTGTATCCGTCTTGATGCCTACCAGGTCTTCCCACCGTTCAAGTCCCCAGGTCGCTGATTTAATGAAAAACTGATTCAGCAAATCCTGCAGGTCCAGTCTTATGGTTTCGTGCTCTCTGTTATCAGCATCATTGGTACCCTTGAAAAGCGGGCTTTTCTGCAGGAACTTTGGCAGATATGCAAGGATATCCACCATTTTCTGCCTCATCCATTCATGCGTCATGTGAGATTCACCGTCCCAACTACAGGCAGGTTATCTGCATCAACCACAATGTTTTCTGTTCCGCCGTTCACCGTCATACTTTTATAGTCTTCCACCCCTGTGCTGGATGAATTATCCAGGATAATCCGCCCAATCTGGGCATAGGAAATGGTTACGGATTTATTGAAATCGGTATCCGTGTAGTTCGTGCTGAATACATTTTCTTTGAAATATTTGGTCAATACCGACTTGATGGCATCAGCGTTGCCGGTCCCTTTAGTGACTTTAAGGGAAATATCCACGGTTTTGAGTGTAGGCGCCACCACAGTGACAGTCGCGCCGATTGGTGAATACTCCGCCACATAGTCTCTCACGCTTTGAAGGAGGTCTTCTGATGGAGTGTCCTTATTGGCATCAACCACGACGATTTTCACAGTTCCATTCCCATCCCAGAGAGGAAGGACTTTCACTGCACCGACGCCGGATACGGCCGTTGCCCATTCTACATAGTGGTACACATTGCCCGATGTGGCAGGCTGTCTGACTGCGAAAAGGATTCTATCACGCAGTGCGTCATCCGTTTCCTCTTCATAGCCATCATGGGCAGCCGATGCATTCGTTACTGAAGAAACGCCGTAAATAGAAACAGGAATCTTGGTGATGGTCCCTGCAGCTACATTACCGCCGGAACCGCTGGCCTGCGCTGTGGCATCTGCCTCTACCGTGCCATTATCTCCAATGACAGCCGCATTATCGGTGGTGAAATTGGTATTTCCTTCTGTCGCAAAGAGACTGCCCGCCGGAACGGTTACGCCTGCCGTTCCGGATATGGTCAGCGTCACTTTGGCGGATGTCGCCGCCCTTCTAGTGAGCCCGGACAGCTCTTCACCAAGGTAATCAAGGTATTTCCCCCAGGATACCTGGAGGAAAGCCGCGTCCATCATGAGGTCCATTTCTGCATATGTTTTTTCAAATTCTTTAGCATTGGCCGCCAAAGTATCATAAGCAAATGTTCCTTCTACGGCGCTGACGTCTGTCTTCTTTACATCGTCAAAGTAAGAAATCAGCCTTTTCAGAATTTCCGCTTTTGTTTCTGCTTCAAACACTAATCACACCTCGATTCCTATTGATGTACTGCCATACATAGTTTCCAGATGCAGGGTCATTGTTATTTTCTTGTGGTCCAGTTTCGTGGATAGAGCTGTTACATCCAGAATGTACGGATTCACCAGAAGGCCTTCCTTTACATACCGGAAGATCTCACTTGACCTTTCACTGTCGTTCGGACCTGTCCCGACAAATGGCTCCAGTTCGATACCATAATCATCAAAATAAGCCAGGTATCTATACCGCTCTACCCGTAGGGTATGCAGTACCCATACCTTGATGGCCTCATTCTTCTCTACGATTTTGTGGGTCCCATCTGCATTGTAGATGAACCGGTCCCGTTCATAGTCCCATGCGTACTCCTTGAAAACAGGAAGATCGCCGGCGGTCGTTTCTGCAGCAGTAGGCCCCGTTACAAAAGGATTTGCCATATTCAATTACCATCCAATCTTACAAGCTTACACAGCACTGCAAACTGTTTCGTCGTCCGTCCATCTTCTCCTACAATGGGAGCCATGAGCACACGGTCACCAACCTTCCAGGTATCTGTCAACGTTTCCACATCGTTGTAGTCGTTGTCGATATCATGGGTATGTGATTCAAACTCCGCATCGCCACTGCCACCCGCTCTTGGCTGCGTTTCGCTGACGATATGGCCCTTATGGGTCCTTGTATGCCCTGTATCCAATACTCATCGATGTAAAGAAACTGCTTATCCAGTGTGAAACCGTTGTACTTGATTTTGATTTCAGGAGGCGGGCTGACGATAATCCCAATCCCCATCGTGGGCTGCATGGCCGCACCCCGGGCAAGCAGCTTACCAAGAGCCACCAATCCCTTGTATGGGTTATCTGTCTTATTCATTCAGTCACCCCCCTGCTTGCCTTGATGACTTTTGTCACAGGCATTCCGATATCTGAATAGTCACCACTGTGGACCGTGACGTTCCGGCTTGTACTGTTGCCGTAATAGCCGCCCTGGCCATCATAAATGACCACATGCTCATTATCTCCATATACCAGGATGTCGCCTTTCTGCAGGTCCGTAGTGTCATAAGACAGGATCCCGGCGCTGTCGGCATCGGATACTATGGTATCGCAGTCTACCACGCCGTTATTGGCTTCATCAGCCATGAATGGGCTGTAATAGCTGCCGCACTTACCGGCGAACTCTGCACAGCCTTCCGGTCCGTTATCCATCGTCTGGCCGCCCCATGCATCCCATCCAGCAGAAAGTCCTGCATCCACGCTCTGGGATCCATCAGAAATGCCGCGTTTTTTCTTCATCCGTCCTTTGGAGGAATTGAAAACAGGCGCCGCATATTCTACCTGTTCGATGTTCGGAGTTTCCGGGTTATCAGGCACATATTCAAGGGATAGGTTCATGGTATGAACGCCGCCTTCGAACTGGTGCGTGTCGCTCTTGATGTAGAATGTCCCATTGAGCTGTTCTTCCTGCACCTTGATGGAATAGCCCGTAATGCACTGGACATAGCCCGTTCCTTTCAGGCTTGATTCATCTTTCTGCCTTGCCAGTTCCGCCCTGGCGGCTTTCACGTTGTCCACCGTTTCATCCGCTTTAGGCGGCTGCATCTTGTAGATTTTCTGAATCATCCCGAAGTGCCGGACATCATCGGTATTGGTGAACATCTGGCAGACTGTGCCGTTATCGTCTACAGCCTTAATCCGATTCACCATGTTTTCAATGCTCTCAGAGTGCTCAGCCGCCATGATGTTGGTATCAGCAGTAGCGGTGTAGCCTTCTATGAGTTCCCCTTTTTTGATGATGTTCACCTGGCCATTGATGCAGACAGGAAGATAGTAGGTATCTTTCCCGGCCGCCGCATCAGCTGCCTGCTGGTAGTCCAGAATCATCCGGATAGCCTCTGTGCAGCTCTTGTCATCAGCAATGAAATTCACGCTGGCGTCAAGGTCATCCGGAATGGTTCCCACAGGAATTCCCACTTCATTGCATACTTGTCCGATGGCCGCCGGAATGGTACCGGAAATAATGGCGCGGATATTGCTCTTTGCAAGATAAATCATGTCATCGAAACAGGTGAAATCAAAGGAGTACCCTTCAGATGCTCGCTTTCGGAAGAAGATTCTTCCCTGGAAGATTTCTATTTCATCGGCCGTTTCCCTGTAGAAGAGATAGATGAACCCACCGACTTTCAGATCAAGGGAAGCGAATACCTTATCATTGGCAGGCGTGTTATAGGCGATGGTGAAATCCACCTTCCTGGCTGCCTGCTCACTGTCACCGGACCATGTGATTTTCTGCACATAGTTTGTGATATCGAAGTTATCCTTCGGTTCCGGTCCGTTGCTGTCTTTCCTTGCTTTGGCTTCTGCATCCGTTTCAGGAGGATCGCTATATCGAATACTCAGCATATTGCACCCTCCTAGAATTTATACAGCGTCTTCCCGCCTACAAGCACTGCCTTTGCTGTTGTTGTTATCACAGTACCTGCAGGAATGCCGCCGGACTTCACCATGGCCTTATAGAGTCCCAGTGTCCTTGTACCCTGTTTGACGATGGTGGTCGTCTTCTGCAGCGCTTTCTGGGCTGTATCCATATCGGACATGACAGAGCCCAGCCGGGTAGTCTCCTTGTTTTCCACCGTACTGGCCACACGGCTTTTGAGTCCCGTGGCATCGTTGGTGGTGGAAGAGTCGGGCATAATGTATCTGTACTCTTTCAGGGAAATGGAGAAATACACGTCCCCGCTTCCATCTCTTTCACCATAGGAGAAATCATCAATGGAAACAGGCATGCTCACGTCCGTCCCTGTAATGGACAGACTGCAGGCATTCCCGATTTCCGCCATCTGCTTGATCTGGTTCACATAGTCATAAGGCCCTGAGAGAGCCAGCGTCTGAACGAAGCTGTAAGCCTGCGCAGGGAAGAAGGATTTGAACTTGATAGTACGAAGCCCTCTCTTCCCCAGCATGTTGATGTCACCAAGATTGATAATGTTTACAGTCTGGTTATTGTACGGATTTGCCACTTCGAAATCAGCCGGGCTGACCGGAAAGCTGACGCTGTAGGCTCCTCCGGAAAGAGTGAAAGTGCATCCGTCATTCGTTCCGCCAATAGCTGAAAGCACATCGGACATGATGCTGGATGCAGTGTTCAAAAAGTTAAGAAAACTTGCCATCTCAGATTCCTCCTACCGTGCTGTTAATAGCTTCTTTTTCCATCTCGTAATGAATCTGTTCAGCCACCTTGCGGGCCAGTTCACGGATATCTTCCCCGTTGTTGATGGTGGTTCCGATGATATTCACCGTGATGCCATCGTTTCGGTTTCTGGCTCCCATACTGTAGGCAGTCCTGACAGACTGATCATGCGGCATGACTCGAGAGCCTTCCGGAAGGTCTACGATTTCTCCGCCTTTTTCATTGATGACTACCGGGCCGCCCTGCCAGAAGTCTGTGCCGCCTGCCAGTTTCTGGATGTTCGGAGCGAATGTAGTGCCGCCGATTCCCGGTACCCAGTCTGGCACAGTGAAGTTGATGTTATTGATTCCATCAATCACCGTGTTGATAGCCGCCTTGACGCCATCCAGGATTCCCACAGCGACGTCCTTGATGCCTCCGAAAACGCTGGTGAAAATCTGAACAATTCCGTTCCATGCCAGTGACCAGTCACCTGTGAAAACGCCGGTAATGAAATCAATCAATCCGGAGAATACCCCGATAACTGTTCCCACCACGGCACTGATCACATTGAATGCGGCCGTCAGCGTGCCGGAAATCACAGCACTCACAATGACGATACCTGCATACAGTTCCCCGGAGAAAACAGTTGCAAGGATTCTGGCCAGTCCACGGATAACTCCAAAGATGCCTACACCATTCTGGAAGGAAGTTACAAGTGTGCCCCATGCTCCATGCAGTCTTTCAATAACCGGAGAAATGGCATTAACAGCGCTGCTGAACACATCTTTGATACCGTTCCAGAGATTCATGAAGAACGGCCCAATGCGGTCCCAGTTCTTATAGATTAAGAAAGCGGCAAGAGCAATGGCCGCAACAACGATGCCCCATGGTCCCAGAAGCGCTGATCCGGCAGCCCGAAGAAGCGAGAATCCCTTCATGACGCCCTGCACTCCGCCCTGTAGAGCCTTGTTGGCAATGGCGTTGCCATGCATGACTCTTTCCACATCCCCCAATGTCTTCACCATGGCCCCTGAGAATGTAAGGACCTTGGATGTGACAAAGGTGAATGCAGTGAATGCGATGACCGCTTCACCGGCATGGATAATCATCTGCTTCGTTTCAGGAGACAGGTTTGTAATTGTATCAGCAATGTCCTTCAGCCCGGCCGCAACGCTTCGGATGGTTGGTGCCAGTGCAGAGCCAAAGGAAATGCCCAGGGATTCCACGGAGCTCATGAGAGCATCCACGGAGCCTTTCAGGGTATCCTGCATCTGCACATAAGCGGCATGAGAGCTTCCGGAACTGTTGGCGATGGTGTCAGACATCTGCTTATAGGCTTCAGGGGTTGTCTTGATCAGAGCCAGCAGACCGGAATAAGCATCCTCGCCGGCAATTGCTTTCAGCATAGCTACCTGCTGTACATCACTGAGCCCGCTCATGCGGTTTCTCAAGAGGTCTACTGCGCCAGCCAGTCCAATGAAGCTGCCATCCCCTTTCTGCAGGTTTGCAGAGGAAATGCCCAGCTGTGCCAGTGCCTCAGCCGCCGCTTTCGGTGGAGAAGCCAGACGAGAAAGGGTAGAACGAAGGGATGTACCAATCGTAGATGCCTCAATGCCGTTGTTGGCCATAATACCCATGGCAGTGCCCAGTTCTTCGATATTGATACCCAGAGCGGCCGCCGGTGCGCCTGCATACTGCATGGCAAGGCCGAAGTCCTGCATGCCCAGTTTGGAGGCATTGGCTGCCGCCTGCACAACGTCCGCTACATGGGTAGTATTGGCCGCCACATCGCCCTGGGTCAGATTCCAGATGGAAAGTGCGGAGGTAATGACGTCAGACGTGGCTGCAAGGTCTTCACCGGACGCAATAGAGGCTTCGATGATGCCCGGCATGGCGCCGATGGTCTGTTCAGCGTTGAAGCCGCCGGCCGCCAGTCTGTCCATGCCCAGAGCCACATCACGGGCGGTAGTCGGGAATTTAGCGCCCATCTGTGCGGCAGCATCTTTCATCTGCTGCATTTCTTCCGCCGTAGCGCCTGCCTTGACGCCTGCAGCTGTCATGGTGGCGCCGAAGTCCATGAACGTCTTCACGCCCAGGGCTCCCACACCGGTGATGCCGGCAGCCAGAGGCATCATGGCATCTGATAGGTTTCCTACATGGCGTCCCGCATTCTGAAGCGTCCTTCCCATGCGCTGGTTCGCTTTGGCTGACTGCTCCATGGCATTCCGTATCCGGTTCAGTCCTCCGGTCACATTATCAGTGAGCCGCATTACAACGTCGATGATTTGAGCCATTTAGTTCCCTCCTTTCACTTGTATTTCCACTCTTTTTATCTGCTCTTTTTCCTGTTCGATTTCTTTCAGCATAAAAGCCCGAAGAATCAGACGTTCCCCGGGCATCATTGCATACCATTCCGACGGCTTCAGATTATGTCTGACATAATGCCAGAACATAGTCTGCACATCACCATCGGAGTCGATCAGTTTTTTACGTCTTCTACCGCCTTGGTGGATTTCTTACCGAAGCCGCACATGTTGCTGATTTCCTGCGCGATGTCCTGGATTTCTCCTGCAGTGAACATCTTGGAGAAAAGGTCAGCCCGTGTAGCGGCGCCGTAGTGCTTCAGCACTTCTTTATTATCGAAATCCCGGTCCGTAATGCCTGCACAGAGAAGGCCCATATAGAGCTTGTAGGTATCCGCGGATACGGAGTTGCCTTCAATCTTTGTAGAGGCATCCTGGATTTCCCTTACCCTTTTGGGAGGGATTTCCTTCAGATGCAGGATAAACGGTGCCCCGATGAGCTTCGTCAGTCTTGGGATTTCAAATTCTTTCGTATCCAGTTTCGTAATTCTACCGGAATCAGATGCCAGCAGAGCTTCTGCAAGATTCATAAAATGCCTCCTTATTCGTCGGCTTCGTCAAGAATGTCGAAGTCTGTGAATGTAAAATCATAGTTATCTTCAGTGAGCTTCTTTGCTTCCCAGTCCATAAGGGTCAGTTTATCAAAGGTAGCGTCACGGATAACCACTCTTTCATCCCCGATAGCATCCGGATCAGAGAGCTTTGCCACAATGGTGCAGACAGTCTGATGGCCGTCCTTGATGTTCTGCGCCATCTTCTGGATCATGTAGGAAGAAACATGGTTCATCTTGATGGTGCCCTTGCCTTCCCATCCGGTGGTCTTGTACTGTTTGCCCCGTTTCTTTACCTGGTTCACTTCTTCCTTTACCAAGTTCAATTCGGCCTTGAAGGAAGTGACCTGCGCCATATAGTCGCCGTCAATCCATACTTCCCCTTCGGTGCCGGACATTACCTGCTGAGCGTTCATAGAATCCATCTGTTTTCACCTCCATTAAATGTTAATCGGAAGGTCAATATCTTCCATAGCATCCAGAATCTTGATTTTCGCGGTCAGAAGCACCTGCTTCTTGGTATCCAGCTTCTTGATAGCCAGGTCATCCATATCTGCCAGTTCTTCCTTGGTGTAAAGTCCGTGTTCAAGCTGGTAAGTCTTTACCTTTTCCACGTTTATATCCACTTCGGAGTAATCCTTCTGCAGGAGGCGGCCGTCTTCCAGTTCCTTGAAATATCCAATGATAGCGGAAATCAGGAGCTGCTTATTGTCGTAGTCGTTGGTGTACTTGCCGATGTAGGAATCCTGCGCGGTTTTCTTGATGTCGTCATAGATGGCATCCATGATATCCACGGACTTGATAGTCTGGTAGGCTTCCAGTTTGCCCTGGGTAGTGGTTACCAGAGAGTTCATAGCACGGGACATCTTGAATTTTTCGCCGTCGTACCAGATGAAGAATTCACCGTTATTGACCTTTTCATCATTTTCATCTTCCGTATAGCGGTCGCAGTCGATGACTTCAGAGAGCGGCGCATAAGTAGCGGAAATGGTGAGCGGAGTGCCTGCAATAAGGCCTGCAATACGCGGTGTATACTGTGAGCCGGTGTAGGTTTTGGATGCGGTCACAATCTTCGTATTGGAGAAGTTGATGACGCCTTCATAATCAGCTGCATAGCCCGGAAGTACCACTTTGGAGCGTTTTCCCTTGTTTTCGCGGTTGGTCTTCAGCCAGGTAGCCACAGATTCACACTGAGCGGTCACAATGGTTGGGATAGCCAGGTAGTCCCATCTGTCAGTTGCCAATGTCTTCAGTGCATCAGCAAATTTATCTGCAGCTGCATTCTCGGTTTCATCAGTGACTTTATCCATCAGGTACACTTTGACGCGGTAAGGCGACTTTACATAGCCGATGGAGGCTTTGGTGATGTAGTCCTTGTTATCATCGGACAGTTCATCCGGGATATCGTCGGTAGTATAGACGGTAAACGGATTTTTGATAGCCTTGATGGTTGTTTTGCCATCAGAGCCTGTATGATCAGTCAGCAGCTTTATGACGGTGTCCGCATCTTCTTCAAGCAGCAGTGCCACAATGCCGCGCTGACTTCTCTGGATTGCTTCAATGCCTGCTTCAATGAACGCAATGTTCACGGAAGGCATCCCAAGTTTTGCCATTTAGCTTTCCTCCTAAACTGTATCTTTCGTAATAGTCCCGGGGAAATTTTCCTCTTCGGGAGATTTACCATGTTTGATTTCCATATCGATTTCTTCCATCAGTTCGGAAGTAGAATCATGCTGTCCTGTTACGCGTTCCCTGTACGGGATGGTAATGGTGATCTGGAGGATATCATCCTCTTCGCCCACCCTGTCATCCTCTACAGAGTCAACCTTGAGATAACGGCCGCCTGCATAGACGCCTACCTGGAAGAGCATCTGCACCCTGTCCACAACGTCCATATAGGTGATTTCATTCTTCTCAGAGTCCTTCGCGTAGAATGTCAGCACGACTGTCAGTTCTTTATCAAGCCAGTTCGTTGTCTGCGGCGTCATTACTGACGTAGCGGAAATAAAGAAACAGGGCTTTTTAAAGTCTTCCTTTACTTCATCGGCGTACACCTTGTAGCCGAATTCTTTTGTAAGGAGTGCGATGATGTTCTTCAGGACTTCCGCCTGTTTAATGACTTCAGCCAAGATGACCACGCACCTTTCCAAAGAATTCAGTTTCCATTTGTTTCTGCACATCCGGCCAGTTGGACTTTACAGCCTTTTCCAGGAATCCCCTGTGCTTATTGAGGCTGTCCTTCCATTCCGGCTTTGGCTTTCCTTTGAAATTCTTAGGATTCTGTACGCCGCGCTCTACCAGATGGAAATGAGGAGAGGTGTTCCGGATTTCCGCCTTCGGTGCTTTCCCGAAGGAATCCACCATCTCCATCTTCCAGCTCTTCTTCAGCTTCCTCTTATGCGCCTTCCCGCTGTCAGGAGTCCCTTTCTGGATTCCCTTCACCATCTTCTTTGCTCCCTTTTGGAGCACGTCGCTGGCATCAGCCGGATACTTGGCAGCCATTTCAGAGAGCCGGCGGTTGAATTCCTCAATCGTCATCCAGCTCACCCGCTTTCTTCAGGTTGCACATAAGTTCAAGCTTCACATGGGCTTCATACGGATCCACCACGGATGTGACCTTGTACGTCGTGTTTCCATAACGTACAAGCATATCCGGTGTGATTCCCTTCCGGTATCGGATGGTAATTTTCGTAATGAATTCCGTTTTGTCTCTTGCCTGCTCATAGTAGGTCTTTCCCCTGGCAGGCTCTATGCGTGCCCATACGGTATTGCCTATGGCATCTACCAGGCTCTGGTGGGTCAAGCCATATTCATCCGTACTTTCTTCATACTTCAGAATGATGACCTTCTTATCCAGTGAGCCGATTCCCACGTTTATCATAGGCTATCCCTCCGGGTAATCACTGCATTGGGCGATATGAATCAGCAGGGCTGTGACCGTGTGCGGGATGTCGTTAATCGCTCCCGGTTTGGCGCTGTAAACAGCCCTGTTTTCATACCAGTGAGCAACCAGCATTTCCACGCACAGGTCATATAAGCTGCTGTTATCCCCATTGTTCGTTTTTCCTGTCGTCCGCTTGACGTAGTCATTTGCCGCATCGATAAGCCACGTGATTAGCTCATCATCTTCGGTAATGTCCGCGTCAACCTTCAGATAGTTCTTAGCTTGTGAGAGAGTAACAGCCATTTTCAGCACCCCTATCAGGTAGCAGAGCCGGTCAGCAGGACAAGGGAGTTGAAATCGACAGGTTTGCCGTCGGCAATCATGATGGACTTTCTCACAATATCATCGGTGTCGTTGTCTTCATATACCTTCATGGCTACGGAGTAGTTGGTATTGAGGACATAGTCCTTCATTCGGTAAATGAAAGCAAATACATCGGTTTTCTTCAGTGTGGTAGCGAAGGTAGGCAGGTAGTCGCAGAGAACTACATTGCGGCCCAGCAGCACACGTGAAGGAACGCCGTTCACCCCTGCATTGACGCGTGCGATTGGCTGGCCATTGGAATCAATCATACCAAGGAACTGCATGAAGGTCGGTTTATTCATAACCCATACAGAGCCGGCTTCATAAGCCTGTGGAATAGTGGCTTCAGCGTCGATGAGGGTCTTATAATCCAGTTTGGAAACATTGATGGTGGTGCCTTTGGAAAGGTCATTCAGAATGCCGGTGGGCTGGCCCGAACCGGTGCCGGAAATGATAGCGGTTTCAAGAGCTACTGCCATAGCTTCTGCCACATTGGAAACAAGTACATCTTCGAAAGCGGAAAGTGTCATGTTTTCAGTTTCAAGGGTGACGGCTACAGCACAGCGCAGTTTGAAATGGCTGAAAGTGATGGAGCCCAGAGCTTTATTCTGTTTATCAGAAGTAGCGCCTTCAGCCACCCATGTAGCTACCGGCTTTACGTCAGAAGTCGGAATGGCAAGACCGGTCTTATAGGAAGTGCGGGTTACCAGAGGCAGGATATTGCCATAGGTGCGTACCTTTTCAATGACGCGGTTAAGGGTAGTCGGTGGAATGAGCGCACCGGCGTCAGATGTGGTAGCCGCATTACGGAATTCAGCAGTAATCGGCGTTCCCTTGGTTACATATTCCATGAATGCAGAACGGTATTCGTCTGATTCATATGGATCTTTCTTTACGGCGGTCTGTGGCTTGCTTCTTTTCTGCACGCCTTCCGGCTCCTTTCCAAACTGGATACCCTGTGCAATTTTTTCGCGTTCTTCGATTTCTTTCTGTTCGGCATCCAGTTTTTTCAGTTCTTCCTGCAGCGCATTCAGTTCCACCTTACCGTCACCTTCCAGCGCTTTTCTAATTTCCATTTTTCTTGCTCTGATTTCAAGAAGTCTCCTATTCATTTTTTCTCTCCTTTTACAAAAAAGTTTCTATAATGAGCTTCTTCCGAAGTTCTTCACTCTTTTCTTTCTCCTGCAGTTCGGCAATCATGGCATCATGGCCTCTGGCTTCAATGCTTGTGCCGTCGAAGGCAGGAAAATCCACTGGACTGACGTCCATGATGAAATCAATGTGTTCGATGGTCCTTGTCTTTGTCTTTGCCAATGAATAATTTTCCCAGTGGTCTTTATCACTTGTGTAGCCAAATGACATCTTTGAAATGTCCCCACGCTTAATCAGCTGGTAAATGTCCTTTCCTGTCGTTGTGGGAGCAATGTCAGCGTCAATCTTGAGCCCCTTCTCATCCACATTGAGGCGCAGAGTGCCGTTGGACGTCCTGGCCAGAATTAATGCAGAGTCGGAGTGGTTATACCTAAAGATAACGTCGCTCATATCCGTATTGGCATCAACTGCCCCGGGAGCAATGACTTCATAGTATTTCGTGCCGGAGTACGGACTCTCCCACAGCAGTGCTTTCTGATTGAAAACCAGTGCATACCCCTCGACATGAAGATTCTCCCCATCCGCATCCTCAGCCGCCCTGAGCTGCATGCTTCGTACCTTAATCTTCTTTCTCATCCCCATCACCCCCCTTCGAATCGTCATCATCTTTACCTGTCTGGTAAAGCGACTGGTCTTTGGCCTTTATATAATTCAGGCTGACCACAATTTCCTCGCCTTCCTTGCCAGGCAGTCCGGCATAGCCAAAAAGCTCTCGGATTTCATTTCGCTTTATGGCGCCGGCAGGAATCATGGCCTCCGCAATTTTTACTTTTGAAGTAGTGCTCATGTAGGCCAAGCGGTTCCCCTCGAATACAATTTCATTCCCGAATCCCCTTTCCTTGGGAGTGAATATTTTTTCCGTGAATTCCTGTGACAGCTTGATGGCTATCGGAGCAATGACGCTTTCATAAAAAGCCTGATACTCTTCTTCCTTAAACTTTCCTGATACGATTTCCTCTGAAACTCCGAAGTACTTGTACAGGTTGTCCCTGGCAAACTTCATCTGGCCAGATTCGAATGTCTGTGTGTCTGTAGTCAGCTGCTGGAACTTGCCTCTGTTATCTAATGAACCGATCCCGGAGCCGTTTGACGGTCCCGCAAAGCTGTCCACAAAATTTCGCCACATGCTTTCCTGGTCTTCCGGGCGCACGGTTCCTGTCCACTGGATAATGCCGCGGAGCTTGTGGAAATTCTTCACCGCGTTTATGACTGCCGTCTTCACGGCTTTGAGGAGATTGATATCCTCCCTCAGAATATTTCCTTCCGGATCCCCGAATACGTCATCCCGGTTGAAGTGCCTTCGTATGTGAATCATTTCCTCATAGGGTACCGTGGCCTGCTCCCCTGTTCCAAAGGTAAAGCGACAGTAAAGGTTTCCCTGCTTGTCTTCAAAAAGCTCCAGATTATTGAAATTCAGCGGCCAAAGAGCCTCCACATTTCCGTTCATGTCCCTCTGGATGTACACGAACAGGTTATTGTAGCAGTAATACTGAGCCACAATCTTTTCAATGAACTCCGATGCCGTCATGAGCCAGTTCGGCCTTGTGGAAATGAGATACTGTAGCTTGCTGTCCGCATTCTTCACAATATTCCCATTCTTCCGGACAATGTGGCGCGGATGAAGCTTCCCGGCATGACGCGCAATGGTATCAATGCAGTTTCTTCCTGTGGCGTTGTCGTAGGCTTCCCCGTCGAAAGGAACATAGTCATTTGACCATCCGTTCAGCAGCTTTGCCCGAGTGAGGCCATCCTGGCCGCCGGTGATTTTACCAAAAATATCCCTGATCATGCTTCTTAGTTCCATTTTTTTCAAATCTTCACCCCCTCTCAAATCATGTTCATATAGTCTTCCTTGTAAGTTTCATAAGCAGTGTAGGCATCCAGCAGGGAAGCAAAGCCGTCGATGCGCTTTCTTGGGTTGCTAGTCTTACATGGCTGAATGTTGTCATTTCTGTCGACGTCCACGGCCACATTGGCCATGCACCATTTCAGAATAGGATTGTTGTTGTAAATCACCCTTTTGGCTTTCAAATCCGCCGCCAGGTTCTTCATCGGTCCGGAAAGTGTTTGCTTTCCCTGGGCCACAGGCACCATGATATCCTCACCGAATCGTTCGGTCATGGACTGAACCAGATACTGGGCAGACCATCGGTCATATCCGCACTTGAACAGGTAGATATCATCATTCTCCATTTCATCTACAAACCATTGCAGGATAAGGCGATAGTCATTGCGGAATCCAGGCGAAGTCTGCAGCCATCCTTTCTCCTTCCAGATGTCATATGGCACCTGGTCTTCCCTCACCCGCTTTTCCAGAAGGTCTTCCGGTATCCAGTACATCTGTTTCACGTAGATGTTCGGATTGTCCTTCACGCAGAAAAGGATGGTGGCACAGGTAAGGTCTGTAGTTTCAGAAAGGTCGAAGCCTCCCACGCCATACCTGGGATGGAGAGACTGGATATCATACTTTTCTTCGTTGTTCAAATCGTCGAAGGAGAAGAAAGCCTCCCCGCCGGTCTCACGGATGTTGAAATCTTTACACAGCAGATTCTTTACGCGCAGAGCGTCATGCTGTGCCTGGTAGACCTTCTGGGCTAATGTCTGGGCATTTTTTATGCTCCCAAGGCCCGGATTGGCCTTTTCCCACATGGAAGGGTCCGTCCATTCCTGCCTTTTATCCAGTTCATAGACAAAAGGCAGGATGGTTTCATCCCTGTAGCCTTCCGGATCATCATATCCCTTGATGATTCTTTCACATTCATCGTATTTAAGGTCGAAGATGTTATCCCGCACCGTGCCTGCAGTGGATGTGATAATGCATAAAGGCTGTTCCCTGGCAGTCATGCCGTCGATGAGCACATCGTAAAGGTTTTTATCCTTCAAGGCGTGCAGTTCATCAATAAGAGCGCCGTGAACATTGAGCCCGTCCAGTTTATCACTGTCAGAGCCAAGCGGTTCAAAGCTTCCCTCATTGAAACGGGAGCGGATGGTGGAAACACGGAGATCCAGCTTCTTGTTCAGCGCCGGCGACTTCTTCACCATGGCCCTCGCTTCATTCCAGATGATTTTAGCCTGGTCTTTTTTGGTGGCCGCCGAATAGATTTCCGGTCCTGCTTCGCCATCAGCCACCAGAAGATAGAGCCCAAGGCAGGAAGCAAAGGTGGATTTCCCGTTCTTTCTGGCAACGATTAAAATCAGCTGCTTGTATTCACGGAGTCCTGTGTTTTTATCCACAAAACCGAAAAGCGCCGCTGTGATAGCCTTCTGCCACAGTTCCAGGATGACAGACTTGCCGCCCCATTTCCCTTTGCTGTGCTTACAGAACGTCTGGATGAAATCAATCACGTACTGCGCTTTTTCGTCATCGTAGATGTAATTGGAATCTTTGTCATGGAGTTTCGCCACCAGATGCCGCATCACCAGCCGGACCTTGTCTGACACGACTGTTTTACCTGATACGATTTCTCCATAGTACTTTTCAATATAGGTCAAGGCTTTTTCTTGATGAAGACTGTCAGCGCATCTTCCGCTTCCTGTGAAGCGGATTCCGGCAGGCACTGCAGCAGTGTTCTGATGGCGTTCACATAGTTCTTGAATAGGGAGGAATATGCCCGGGAAACTGTGGACTCTTTTGTGCCGCTCTGGTTCTCACCATTCTGGTACGTCTCAACGAATCCCGTTTCCTTCAGATCAGCCTGCAGGGTCTCCAGCTGCTCTTCCATATTTGCCACCTGGTTAATGAGCGGAGTGACGATTTTAAGCCGGTCTTCATCAGCCAGTGAAAAAATCTTATACAGCTCTTTAATTCGTCTTTTCACTCTATTTTCCGGTTTAATCGTCCTCATTTACTCATCTCCTTTTAAATATTTAAAGCTTTAAATCTATACTTGGCAGTTTTTCGACCTACACCCCCCTCGCGGAGTCCGTTTGTGTTACGCGAAGGCCCGCCCCCGGCGTACTTTTTTGAGGTAAACAATTCAGCACCCGGGGGGATGGCAGACAGAAAGCAGAGGCATCTCAGCGCTGTTCATGGTCAATAATGGCGATGGGATTACCCTCATCATCAAAGCGGCACTCACGGTCCATCCCCTGGCTGTGCACAGCGTTGTGACAATAGATGCACAGCAGCTCAAGGTTATCCCATCCGTACACTGTGCTGTCGTCCGTCACGTTCTCCGGGTTGAGATGTCGTTTGTGATGGACAATGAAATGCGCCGGCTTCCCTGTCCCAGCAAATGACCGATTATGGCAGCGCTCACAGATGTAGTGCTGTGACTCAGCGTAGGCTTTCGCCACCGCTCGCCAGCGGCGAGAATTGTAAATCCCTTTTGAAAAATCCTTTGCCATTTTCAAATACCATTTCCAAAAAGAAAACCATTCCGGAATCCCGAAATGGTTCGCTATACGAAAAAACACGAGCCTATCGACATCAGCCCGTGTTTCTCCGTGAAAGCCCTGAAAACCCTGAATAAAGAAGGAGGTGACAACCGTGTGCGATGAACTCTTCCTTCAATCTCACACTATCATAATACTCCCTTTTCTATGGAACTAACAGGAATTTTATGGAACTCTTTCTCTAAATCCTGCAATGCCTGCCCGTGGAGCTTGGTCACCCATCGCAGAGAAAAATGCATTTCCACTGCAATTTGCTCCCACGGCTGGCATAAGATGTAATATCGATAGATAACGCATCTCCTGTACTCATCCGGTTCTGAATTGATAAGTGATACTGCCTGATCTCTGACTTCCATGTAAGACTGCCATGCCTCATTCACCTTCCGGGCCTGGGCATCCAGCTTTTCCACGATATCCTCCAGAGATGACTGGTGGTTGCTCTGTACTTTGTCAGCCATCTTCGGGCTGGAAATGTTCACGGCCCGGATGCGTAAGTCTTTCAATTCTCTTTCATACATCCGGATAACTTCATTCTGCCGTCTGACTTTCTGAAGAAATATCTTTACCGTCATCAAATACCAGCCCCCTGTTTCCGATGGACAATAAACTCAAAATACTTGTATGGATTGTTTCTGATACTCTTCGCGATCTCTTCTGCCTGCCTCATCTTAAGCGGAATCATGTAACCCTTATCATTGGGTGCATACTGAATCCTAAGCAAAACAGGCTCCTTTTCTCTTACGCATTCTTTATGCACGATCACCTCCCAGGCGTCAGGATATGTGGCATCGTTCCTTTCCCTTGCCGTTATCCTGATATAGATACCCGCCATGACATCCATCGTATAGACAGCCTTCTGTGCTGCCTTTCCAACCGCTATACCCACAATATACCTCCGTTCTCAAACATTCATTTCAGATACCGTAATAACCATTTGCGGTGTTTCCGCATATGCCTTAATGCATTCACAATACATACAGATAGTAATCATCATTTCACCTCCGAGAAGAGTTCCTGTTACATCGGTCATTGTCTGTGCCTCCTATAACTGAATAACCTCTATATAAATTCCTTCATGTATCTCGTAGCTTTTCGAAATGTACTCGAGACAGATCTGAGAATCATCGTTCCAGAAATTGCATTTCGTCATGCAATCCACCAAGCCCTTTTCAAGGTTATCGAGATCTGGCTTTGTCGGCTTCGGTATTCCGGGCTGATGCTTTTCATCTGATTTGAAGCAAAACGCAATCTTCAGCCAGACGGGTCCGGGAAACGGATTCTTTGGTGCTACCTTCGTAAGCCTAGATATATATTCCTGCTGGATCTTTATAAGCTCCGGAGGAGTATACAGGACCGGCTTCCCGTTTCTCACCGCCAGCTTCTTCGCCTGGAACGTCTTAGTCGGTATCCTCATAGGGATGAAAAACGAAATTTGTCTATTTGTGTCCATTAAATTACCTCATTTTCTGACATTCCTACTAAAGGGATGGAGGTAGGGAAGGGTGTGTGGCGCAGCTTCTCGCCACACCCTTTCCCCTACATCCCTCGGTTTTTCTTTAGGGAAATTCCTATATATATAAACTGGTTTTTCCAAATATTAGCAGAATATTAGAGTTACTCATTGCGGTATACTTTACCTTCACCGCATTTGTATTTTCCGTTTTGTTCGATATATGATTTCACAGTTCTTTCAGAGACGTCGAAGTATTCTGCCATGGCCTTGACCGTCACCGGCTCATCTCCTATAGACAGGGCTTCATACGCCGTATCTACCTGGACTACGCGGCTCTCCTTTTTCGCTTTCTTTACCAGGTTCCCTGCTTCCCGCCCTTTGGCCTGGATGTCTGCCAGACTGCCTTCTTCCATAGCCATGTTCAGGAAGCCTGCCTCATCCGGCACATGGATGGGATACTGGAACCATACATTTACCGGTTCGAATGCCGGGAATTCGCGGAGCGTTCCGGAGATACGAAAGGCCGTAGGCTTGGACCGGACGCCTGCTGCTCTGTCTGCCTCCTCATCGTAGGGCGTTTTCTTGCTATCCGATACCACCAGGGGAATCATGTCCAGAATGGCGTCGGGGTCTCTTGCAAAAACACCGGACCCGGAGGACCGGTCGATGGACCGTTTCATACCCTGGCCGCCTTTTGAATGGTGATGGCAGTAAATGACAGCGCTGTGCAGCTCGCTGGCTATTTTGTCAAACTGGTTGCAGAAATGAGCCATCTGGTCAGCACTGTTCTCATCACCGGTGATGACCTTGTAAATCGGGTCGATGACCACCGCCGTGTAATTCTTCTTCTGCGCCCTGCGGATCAGCTTGGGCGCTAGCTTATCCATGGGGATCGCCTGTCCTCGCAGGTTCCAGATGTCGATATTCCGTAGATGCTCCGGAGCAATGCCCAGCGCCGTATACACATCCTTAAAACGGTGCAGGCAGGACGCCCGATCCAGCTCCAGATTGCAGTAGAGTACATTGCCCCTTCGGCACTGAAACGTCTGTAACCAATTCGAACCCTCCGCTATGGCTACGCAGAGCTCAATAAGGGCAAATGACTTACCTGCTTTTGACGGTCCCGCCAGAAGCATCTTGTGCCCCATGCGGAGCACATTATCAATCAGCGTGGGCGCCAGATCGGGCATATTGTCCCACACGCTGGACAAACTCTCCGGATCCGGAAGATCGTCGTTGAGTCCCTCCACCCATTCCACCCATTCTTCGTAGGACGGCTTCCCGATGTTCGTGGCGATGAGAAATTGTTTCCGGTCTTTTCGCCACACTCCGGGTAGCCTGGACAGCCGGGAAGGGTTCCGGTCGGCATCATCTACTTTCAGGCCGTTCTTTTTGCATACCTGATAAAGATTTTGTACACGTTTCTTGTATTCGTCCATGGATTCTGCATCGATATGGACGATGGCATGGACAGACTTTCCACCGGAATACACCAGCGCCGCCACAGGGAGCTCCATCTCCCGGATCAGTGCTTCCTGCATCCCCGGCTCCATGCTGTCTGATTCTACAAGCGCAAACCGGAAATCTGTCACATTGGCGTTCTTCACGCCCTGCCCGTCAAACGGATTGAACCGTATCCATGCTCCAGCCTGCGTGTTGTAGTCCCCCATGGCGAAGGAAATGGCGTCAGAAATCGTGATTTCCTTTTGCTGAGCCTTGAGCCGGTACTTCTTGAGCCGGTCGATGTAGTACCCCGCCGTATTCCGGAAATCTCCTACATCCGGAACGAACCGCCCCGGATCATCCTGCTTCTCGAATGACCGCATACTGACAGCGATGATGTCATCCCGGTGGAATACCGCCGTCATGTAATTGAGCATGTCGGCGATGGGGTCCCAGCGGTCCGGTTCCCGGATCTCTTTCTCCGCTTCCATGTAGTGCTTGTCCACGATGGGCGCGGCGTCGGTGATGGCACTGTCCCAGTCGAGCGCCTTATCTTCCTGCGTCCGTTGGGGCTGCCATCCCCTTTCCTTGGCCATCTGGGTAATGGTCGCCCCTGTGACAGGGGTTGTGCTGCCGTTGAATCCTGCCCATTTCTGGGCGCATTCTCCGTCTTTGAAACGCGCCGCGTCGTAAGCGGACCATGCTTCCCAGACATCCATCGGATAGCCTTCATGCTTCAATGCCATGCCCACATTGAGCCATTCATCATAGGTGCATGACGCCGGATCGATTTTTGACAGAAGCGGCCGGAGGTCGAAGTTTTCGTTCATCAGTCATCACCGCCCGAAAAGAGATCCGGATCCGGACTATACGTCGCCGGGTTTACTCCCTGCGGGATATGCCATTTGTTATTGGCGATGCGGCCGATCATGCTGTGCGCCTGGCCGAATGTCCATCCCCCTACGTGACGGAAGTCCCGGCATTCGAGAAAACGGATTTGCTTTGGGGTGGACAGTCCGGCCTTCTGCCGGGACACCAGCTTGTCCAGGAGCAGACTTGCCTTCCCGGCGTTGTCTACTTCATCAGAATAGATCCCGAATTTTTCCAGCCGGTCCAGCTGCTTCTCCGTCGCCGGAGCCATTTCCCACCCGAATGTGGGCACGTAGTTCGACAGGTCCTCCGACTGAATGCTCAGCTCGAATTGAATCGGATCTACAAGCTTTCGCTTCCTTGCCCGCATGGCCTTGAGCTGTTCGGCAAGGGCTTCCTCCCGCTGGATGACGATTTCTTCCGAGGCCCGTTCTTCCGCTTCCTCAAGGTCCTCTGCTTCCCCGGATTCCTCCAGATTCTTGGTGACTTTTTCCGCCGTCTCTTTCGACTTACAGATCAGGGACGCAGGGCGGCACAGGTCGTGCCGGGCTGTCTGCCAGAGGAAGTCCAGGATAAGCAGGTCCTTCTTCCCCGGCGACAGCCGCATTCCCCTTCCGATGCACTGACAGTACAGGGCTCGGATCTTCGTCGGCCGAAGCATGACCACGCAGTCGACGGAGGGACAGTCCCATCCTTCCGTAAGAAGCATGGCGTTGCAGAGGACGTTATATTTCCCAGCCTCGAAATCCTTTAGCGTCTGTTCTCTGTCCTTGCTGTTGCCGTTGACCTCCGCCGCATGGAATCCGTGGTGCGTAAGGATCGCCTTGAATTTCTTTGCCGTGGCTACCAGCGGGAGGAAGACGACTGTTTTCCTGTCGGCGCAGTATTTCTTCATTTCAACGGCAATCTGTTCCAGATACGGGTCCAGCGCCGTGCCCAGTCCTCCTGCCGAATAGTCCCCTGCTGACATCTTCACGCCGGTCAGGTCCAGCTGCAGTGGGATGGTCTGCGCTTTGATCTTGCACAGGTACCCATCCCGGACCGCTTGCGGAAGCGTGTATTCATAGGCAAGACTATCAAAGTATTCTCCCAGGCATTGCAGATTGTTCCGCTCCGGCGTGGCAGTCACCCCCAGCACATTGGCTTCCGGAAAATGCTGCAGTACGTGCTGGTAACTGTCAGACAGGCAGTGGTGGGATTCGTCGATGATGATGGTACCGAAGGCATCCGCCGGAAACTGATTCAGCCGCTTGTCCCGCATCATCGTCTGCACTGAGCCGACCGTTACCCGGTACCAGCTTCCGATACTCGTTTCTCCTGCTTTCTCTTTGGCACACGCCAAGCCCGTTGCAATCTTGATCTTGTCCTCCGCCTGTTGCAGCAGCTCGTCTCTGTGTGCAAGAATCAGCACCTTCCTTCCACAGCGGACTTCACTCCGGGCGACATTTGCGAAGACGATCGTCTTCCCCGTGCCCGTAGGCAAGACGAGAAGGGTTTTGCGCTTACCCTTCTTCCACTCTTGCTTGACCGCTGCGACCGCTTCCCTCTGATACGGTCTTAATTCCATGGTCAGAAGGTCCCAGCTTTATATACTGCGGAGGACTTCTGCTCACGGCTTTCCGGTGCCAGCCATTTCTTGATTTCGTTGTACTTGTTGTCTTTATACTCGCGGTTGTCCAACTCACACATGCCGGTGGCACCTACGACCTTCGTCCAGTCCATTCTGCCGGTGCCGCCTTTTTCAAGGGTGCCGATGGAAACGAAAAACTGCGCCAGCTTCCACTTCTGCCTTTCAGTCAGAAAGAAGTTTACGACGGCGGAGCCTTCACCCTGCTCCCCGCCGTCGATAGCAACTGTAACCACAGCCTGCGGGCATGGCGGCATCTTTTCGGACCCGTGGTACTGACGGCGCTCGAAGTTCGTTACTTTGAAGGGGTACGTCCCCGGCTGGAGGAGAACATATTCCTTCCTGCTGTCCGTGACGACTTCGTCCCAGTCGATGACCCTGTCGCTGGTATCTGCGTGTGCTGTTCCGAATTTATTGAATGTGCTTTCCATTGTGTTTATCTCCTTTATGAATGATTAAAACGGGATGTGTTCATCCTCAATAAACTTGACAATCTGGTCCCATGCGCCGATCAGTACGCCTTCGATGAAATCATCAGGGTACTCATCGATGGGCATATCTTTCGGGAAGTACCCCTTCTTTGCGATGGATTCCGTGACTGTTCGCTCCGGCATTTCAGCCTGCGCCATCAATGCCCGAACTTTTTCGAGAAGGGCTTCATGCTTGGTCGGAGGAGCCGGCTTTTTGGGTTCCAGTGCAACCGGGGTTACGGGCATAGGCAATTCAGGCTCCTGTTTTGCGGCCGGTGCCGGTTCCGGTACAGGCTCCGGAGCGGCTCCGTTCGGGATACACTTTGCAATCTGCGCATACTCAAATGGCAGCTTATCAGGAAGCTCGAACCGGTTCTTCGCATCCGCGAAGGTGGTATGGGAAGTCCACATCATCCTCCGGCCGCCCATGGCTTTCTTCTTCTTTGACTTGTCATCCTCGACGAGCATCGTCTCGTAGTTCGCAAAGAACAGCATATCCGCCCATTCCTTAACCAACGGCGCGACCTTGTTCGTGGTCTTTGTTGAAAGCTTCAGCTCCCAATGGTCATACTGTCCCATTTCCTCCGGTAAGGTGATGGTTTTCAGAATGGCATGGGCGATGATCACCACATTGACACCCTGCGTTACGCAGGTTTCCAGCGACAGCAGGAACCGGGCAAATTCTTCCACGAGGTAGGCGTAGCCGGAGCCGTAGCTGAAATCTTCTATCCCCTTTTTCCCGTGTTTCCCGCACAGGTACACAATGCAGAGCCTTTCGGCTGCATCTGCCGTATCAATGACCAGCGTTCGGCAGGTTCCAGTGTTCTTCCAGACTTCCTCAATACTCTGCATGAGCTGCGGCCATGACTGAATATCTGTCACTCTTTTGACATTCAGCCTTGAAGTACCGCCGTCCAGATCAAAGAACAGCGGGTCTGGAAACTGGCTCGCAAATGTACTTTTGCCGATACCTTCCACCCCATAGACACAGCACTTTACAGGGCGGGCAATAATTCCGCTCGTTACGTTCAACATTTAAAACACCCCTTTCACAAACTTCGGAGCCTTCTGACGGATTTCTTCCGCCGGAGCTTCCGGATCATCAGACTTAACCATTCCGTCCTCGATGATGATGGAACACTCGTCACCCGTGGACACTCTCGTAGCGATGACCTGTAAGCCTTCCTGCTGGAGCCATGCCCCGAATTTCCGCAGTGTATCCACGTCCATCTGTTCGAGCTTATCCATCAAGACGAAACCGCACTCGGGGTTCAGCTTCCTGATGATGGCTACCGCCACTTTGAGCTGTTCCGCCCCTGACATCCCGTCCCATGGCTGCCCTTTGTAGATGAGCTTCCCGTCTTTCACCGACAGCCCCGGAAGAGGAAGGTCCGCCACATCCAGCAGTGCATCCCGCTGCTCCCGAATATCCTTAATCTTGTCAGACAAGTCGTCATATTCCTGGACAAGATTGTCCGCTTCGATTTCCGTGGCTTCCTTTGCGGCATTGCTCCGGATCTTCGTGTTCAGCTCGTCAATCTTCCGCAGGTTCTCTTCCAGTTTCGCCGTGGATTCGTCCTGCAAGTCCTCCGCGCTCTTCTCCGCCGTTTCGGCATCCGCCTGCGCCCGCTCTAGATTCTCCCTGGCAATTTTCAACCGGCGTTCCAGCGCGATGACCTCATTCTCCGCCATGTTCGCCGCTTCCCGCAGCCGTTTTGCGTCATGCCGTTTTTCGGCGTTCATCCCGTTTCGGGCAAGGATTTCCTGCTGCTGTCTGACCAGTTCCGCCGCACTGATGGGCTCCTTCGGTACATCCGGATAGAACGGCATTTCTTCCGCAGCCTTTTTCTTCCGGTCAGCAATGCGTCCGATTTCCGTCCGCTGGCTGTAAAGCTGTGCCTCCTGCCGGTCAAATGCCTGAAGCCGGTCCCCTACGCCGATGATCCGGAGTAGGGTGTCGGCCTTTTCCTTTTCAGAAGCGTGCATAAATGTAGGCAGGTCGAGCGCCAGGGTGGAAATGAATTCATTCAGCAGACGCTGGCCGGATTTCTTCCCGGTCGAATCAATGACTTTCAGACTGCTGTTCTGTCCGCGCCGTTCTACTACGATACCATTGGACAGCTCTACGTGCAGATTCGGCGGGGTTAAAGCTCCGTCCCGTTCCGGATTCCCCGGACGGAATTTCTCGCCGCCCAGAGCCCATGCAATGGCATCCAGCACGGAGGTCTTGCCTTGTCCGTTCTTCCCGCCGATGACTGTAAGACCCGAAGCACTCGGTTCCAGCTTTACAGCCTTGATTCTTTTCAGGTTCTCTACTTGCAGTTCGTTGATGGTAACCATGTTGTCCCTCCTGTTTCTGTGGTAAAATGATGGCGGGAAATCTCTTTTTCCGCCTTTGGCCTTTGACGTGTGCTAGACGTCAGAGGCCTTTTTCTATTCAAAATACTTTTCGTTTGCTTCTGCATATTCAATTTCCGAGATTCTTCCCACCTCCTTTCATTACAATTCCCGGGCTGCCTTCACATGAATCACAATCAGCTGGCCAGGCTGAAGGTTTCTTGGATCCGTGATGTGGTTTTCTTGCATGGTCTGATACACCAGCTCTTCCATGCAGTCCTCGTCACTAGCTACTTTGGCGCAGAGGCTCCAAATGGTATCTCCCCTGTCTGCTTCAACGTGGTATTCGATGAGCTCCGCCGGCGGCTCATAAGCATAAGTCCCGGCCGCAATGGCAACAGGAATGGCAATGACTGCAAGAATCTTTTTCCATTTCATACGCATCTTATTTCACCTGTCCTTTCATCAGATTTCCTCTATCCCTTGCTATAATGTCTTTAGGGAGGAGGTGATATTATGAAACGTAACCTTGATTTGATTAGAAATATGCTTTTACTTATTGAGGCAAACGATAAACCTTCGGGCATGGATAGCAGCGCCTTTACCAGCTTGAATCCGGACAGTGACATCATCGACTATCATTTATACCTTTTGGCGGATTCCGGTTATATTGATTACTTGGAGGTCAACACAATCGGACATTTTTATCCGCAAATTATAGTGAATTGGATGACCAATGCTGGATGTGATTATCTGGATGCTGTCCGGTCTGCCTCTATTTGGGAAACTACGAAGAATAAACTGTCAGCAGTTGGCGGTCAGGCTTCGTTGGATATCGTTAAGGCTGTTGCTGAACATCTTGCATTGTCTGTTCTTGGAATTTAGCCTCTTCAATAATCAGCCGGTCCAATTTCTCAGAAATCTTCTGATACTTTTCTTGGAGGTCTCCTTCAGCTGTTCTGGCCGTGTCTGTGAGTTCTTTTGAAATCTGCAGAAGCATTTTTACTCTTCCCTGGCTGACTTTCCTTCTTAACAGAGCCCTTGTATTGGGCTCTTTTTTTACTTCATTTGTTTTCATGATTTCGCCTTTCAGAAATTCATGAATGAGTTTCAGCGCATTGTCATAAGCAACGACTTCACCGTGAGACTGGCTGCGCCAGATGATGGATTTGGAAGTATCACCGGAATCGGCAAGTTCATTCTGGCGGCGCCTTTCCAATTTATGTTGAATGCTCTGCAGCTGCCAAAGTTCTTCTCTTGTCATCCTGCTCACTCCTTTGCTCTTTTAACCATTCCTGGTATTCAGCCTCATGCTCATTGACGTATCTTGCGATGTAATCAAGTAACTCTGTCATTACTGCTTACCTCCTTAAAAACCTGCTATATAGCTCAATTTCTTGCATATTATGCAAGTTTTAGAACAAAAAAATTTCGATACTTTCTTTGGGAGAAAGCGCAAGCCATTTACTGATTATGCAAGCTTCAGCACAATCAAATTCGCTTGCTCCATTCATTTTGTTGGATACAGTCGTTACCGACTTGCCAAGAACGTCTGCTAAATCCTTGTAGGTTTTATTTTCCTCATAGAGTTTTCCTTTAAGCTTTTGCCGATTCATAAGTATCACCTCCTTTTTAACTTGCATACCATGCAAGTTTTCTACGATTAGAATAACCTATGGATATTAAATTGTCAAGCATATAATGCAAGATTTATTGACTTGTTTGCACGTTTTCTTGCACGTTGTACAAATTTATGATAATATCTTTTCCGGGAGGTGCAAATCATGGATAAAGATATAATTAACCGACAAATTGGTGCAAGGATAAAGGCTGTCAGAAAAGAAAAGAACATGACACTTCTTGAATTAGCCAATAAAGTTGGGCTAAGTGAAGGAACTGTTCAGCGCTACGAAGCAGGGAATATTAGCAATGTCGCAATTTCTACATTAGATAGTTTTGCAAAAGCTTTAGGAACTTCCACGGCTTATCTCATGGGTTGGGATAAGCAGGATAATGATTTGGAACTTACAGCCAGCGATGAACGTGAAATTGAATCCGATTTGGAAGACATGATGAACTCCGTATCCTTCGCGGCCTATGAAGATGGCGCCGACATTGAAGACATTGAAGCCTTCAAAGCAACCATCAAGGCCGCCATGATCCAGGCAAAGAAGATTGCCAAGAAGAAATATACGCCGAAAAAATACCGGAGGGATTAAGACTATGGATGTGCAGCAGAAAGTTGCCGCTCTTATCCGTCGCTATAAAACAGATGACCCGTTTCGGCTGGCCGCGTGTAAGAATATCATCATCATGTATTCTGACCTGGGCGGCAAATACGGCAACTATCTCAAATATAAACGTTCAAAATTTATTATTATTGACGACACTCGAACGCCGGAAGCCATGCTGCCGTTCGTCTGTGCGCACGAACTTGGCCATGCGCTTTGTACGCCCAATGACAATACCCAGTGGCTCAAGACCTACACCATGGATATCAATGCAGACCGGGTGGAGAGACTGGCAAACACGTTTGCCGTAGAGCTACTATTGAATGACGGGTATCTGGCAGAGCATCCGGGGACATCTATTTACACGCTAGCCAACTGCCGTGGAGTGCCGCACCGTTTCATTAAACTGAAAAAGCCAGGGAGGGATATATAATTGTTCAACTTTATAAGCCACCTCTTTTCTTCCGACCCGGAGAAGAAAGAAAAACGCCGGGCTGAAAAAGAAGAGCGGGACCGCCTCCGGGCACAAAGAAAGCACGATCAAAGGATAGCCAGCAAGCAGGTCCTTTCTGATGAATGGCATCCGGTGAACTTCCCGTATCAGGCCACCATCTTCAACATCCAGCGGGCCAACAAAGGCTATGGCAGCACATGCCAGATATCTGCCCGCTATATCGAAAACGAGCAGTACAAAGATATGATTTACCTGGTAAATCCCAAAGTGAAGTCATTTTCTTTTTCTAATTATCACGATATCAAGCCAGAAGATGTGGCCGATGCTCCGGGATTCAAAGACGTATGGCCAAAGCTTGAACCATATTTTACCGGAAAGAACGTCATCACCTACTATGCAGATGCTCATCTGAGGTCGCTGCAAGCTACCTTGAAAAAGAATCACATTCCAGAGCCGGAGATGCGCTTCATTGACCTTTATGATTATTTTTGTGAGCGCCACGATAGCTGGGAGTCTCTCAGTCTGGACTCTGTGGCCGAAAATCTTGACCTCGATACCTTCCCAAGTGCCAAAAATCCAAAAGCCACATTGGCCACCATTACAGAAATCCTTGAGCTGATGTATGAAAAGCGCCCAGGCATCCTAAGAAAGCTACTGGGTGTCAAGGCAAAGTGAAAGCAAAATAAAAAGCCCCTGCCATATCGCGAAATATGACAGGGGAATGCAGCTAGGCATTACCAGTACCGGGCTGCGGTTATAATCCACTCTTGTAGGAGGCAGATTATGTGTATATTATATCATGAAAGCCTCCATTCACCATAGAAGGAGGCTCTTTTTATGCCTAAAACAGAAGAAAACCAGGCCGTAAAGGCCGTCATATATGCAAGATATTCATCCGATCGGCAGCGTGAAGAGTCAATAGAAGGACAGCTCCGCGTTTGTGAGGATTACGCCCGCCGGAACAATATGACCATCCTCCATACTTATGCGGACCGTGCCATGACTGGCCGCTCTGATCAGCGTCCGGAGTTCCAGATGATGATCCGCGACGCCGCCACCATGACCTTCGATGTCGTCCTGGTCTATAAGCTGAACCGCTTTGCCCGGAACCGCTACGACAGCGCGAAATATAAACACAAGCTGAAAAAGTACGGTATCAAAGTTGTTTCAGCCATGGAAAATATTGCGGATGACCCGTCCGGCATTCTGCTGGAATCTGTCATTGAAGGTATGGCAGAATACTATTCCGCGGAACTCGCTGAAAACGTAATGAGAGGGATGACGGAAAATGCTCTGGAATGCAAGTGGTCAGGCGGCCTTGTTCCGTTAGGCTATAAACTGGATGCAGATCATCACCTGGTCATTGATGAAGCCGGAGCGCAGATAGTCAGGCGGATTTATCAGATGGTGCTGGATGGCCGCACGCCTACCGGAATCATCAATGAGCTGAATGCCGCCAACTGCCGCACATCAACCGGCCGCCCCTTTGGAAAAAGCAGTCTAACTACCATTCTTCGGAATGAAAAGTATATTGGCACTTATACCTGGAACCACATCCGGAAAGAGAACGCTATTCCTGCAATCATTGACAGAAAGACCTTCGAAGCCGTACAGAAGACCTTGCAGTACAGGAAGAATAATCATGTGAAAGTATGCAGTGAAAATTTCCTTCTAACCGGAAAACTTTTCTGCGGCCAGTGTGGTTCTAACATGGTCGGCACATCCGGCACGTCGAAGTACAAAAATACCTATTACTACTATGCCTGCACGAAGCACCTGAAGAAAGACGGATGCACAGCCAGGAATATCAGAGCCGATAAACTGGAAGAGCTTGTTTGCTCTGTTACCACCAGAATCTTGTCCAGTAAGGAAGCTGTGCATGCAATCGCCCGGCAGGCAGTCGAAGCGCAGAAGAGGCAAAAAGAATCCCTGACCGTTCAATCTCTGAAGAATCAGGCGGCAGAGATAAATAAAAAGCTTAAAAATTGCGTGCAGGCGGTCGAGAGCGGCCTTATCTCCGTCACCATAACAAATCACATTAAAGAGTATGAGAAACGCCTCACAGAGCTGAATGAGGCCATTTCTCGGGAAGAATTATTATCCGGTAAGTCAAAGCTGACGGAAAAGCATATTGAATTTTTCTTTTACTCAATCGCCCAGAAAATAAAAACAGCGGACAAGTACAAGAGCATCCTGCTCTCATCGCTCGTCCGCTGCGTGATAGTCTATGATGACTACATTGAAATTCAGTATAATTACAAAAACGAACTCCCACTCCTGCAGAATCCTGTAAGAGTAAAGAGTTCGAATTTGAATGGTATGGTGACCCAAGAGAGATTCGAACTCCCGACACCTTGATTCGTAGTCAAGTGCTCTATCCAGCTGAGCTATTGGGCCAAATTGGCAGGGGCAGAGGGACTCAAACCCCCAACCTACGGTTTTGGAGACCGTTGCTCTATCAATTGCGCTATGCCCCTGTGTCTCAGGTTTTCTCAACCATATGACTTAAATATAATAACAAACGGAAAGCAAAAATGCAAGGGGGTGTAAAATTATTTTTACAAAATTGCTCCAAGGCGCAGGAGAAGGGAGGAAATCCGCACATGACCGCCCTCGGCGATTTTTTCCTTAATATTTGTTATAATATAGGAAATTTCTTTGACTCGCCTTCCCAGACGGGGAAGGTGCCTATATACTGTCTCTTATACACATCTCCGAGCCCACGAGACTGCAGCTAATCTC